TTTCCTACAGTTAACTCAAGCACTTTAGATAATACTAAAGGTTTAGCTGGAGACATTCCTCTATTAGTTGGAATTTCAGTTTATGATTCTAATGCAGTTTATGTTCCTGGACATTTAGTAATTTATAATACTGATACTGTGTCAGGAATTTTTAGAGTAAAAACACTTACTACACCAGGAGAAGCTCCTGAAGGAATAGGATTTGATAAATTTGAATCTTATGGTATAGGTTGGAGAGAAAATACATTTAGTGCAGATGTTTCAAATTATTTTATTAGTATTGAAGGAAAAAGAACAGGTAAAATAACTTTTACTGACGCTCTTACTGTTGGAGACAGTATACTTATAGTATTAACAGGAGATTGGGTATCAGGTTTAAATAAAAATTTAATTGTAACTGGTAATAGTGGACCAATTACTTATGCTGGAACTGAATCATTTAATATAGAATATACTAATTTTCAAATAAATATATATTGTACACTTGCTTATAGTTATAATGCTGGAAATTTTAGACTTAAATTTACATTACACGGTTAAATGAATGAATTTTTAAAACCTAAAATTAAAGAGTTAGCTTTAAAACATAAACTAACTCAAAGTCAAGTAATTGATATATTTTATTCTCAATTTAAACATGCAGCTAAAATAATATCAGAAGATTCATTTAAAGACCCTAACGAAAGAAGAAGTGTAAAGTTTAAAGGACTTGGCACTTTTGAATATAAAAAATATAAAGCTATTAAATTAACAAAAATTAAACAAGAACAAGATGCAAGAAAGAACATGGTTGAAACCGCTTCCGAAGATTGACAAAGAATTAGAATTAATTAAAATTTGTGTAGATACATTGCAAACATGTGCTGTACTATCTCAATCTCCTGCCACTAAAAACATTCAGTTAAGTGCAGAAAATATCTTAATGAGATATTTACAACAATTAGATATTTTAACTAGACCTAACGAAACTTCTTTAAAAACAACATTATGATAAATAAAGAAATAATCAATAACGTTTTAAGATTACATAATCTTAACGTTAATGCTAGTTATACTAAAATAGCAGATGAGCTAGTTAAAGTATTTCCTATTTCTCATAGAACAGCTAGAAGATATGCTTCTACTATTATTAATAGTAGAAACCCTATTCCTGAAAAAGTAGCAATGCCTGAAATAATTACTAATAAAAAAATAGGAGTTTTTAATTGGAGAGATGCTGTAGAGCACGTTCAAAAAGGACAATCTTTATTTACTGAAGCTAAAAATAATCAAGATAAAGCTACAGTTAAAATAGTTACAGACGAACCTATTTATATACTTGCTTTAGGTGATGCTCATTTTGGTAGTTGGGGTACTGATTACGAAGTACTTAAAAAGGTAACTGATGAAATTCTTAATACACCTAATTTGTATGTAATTCTTTTAGGAGATTTATTACAAATGTCTATTAAATTAAGAGGAATGTTAGAAGTAGCAGATAATGCACTTCCTCCTAAATATCAAATGTTATTGTTAGACAGTTGGTTACAAGAAATATCTCATAAAGTTATTTGTTCTACTTGGGATAATCATTCAGTAATGAGAGAAGAAAATGTAACAGGTTATTCTAAATATGCTGAAATATTTGAAAGACATCATGTTTATTTTAATGGTATTGGTCATTTAGATTTAAATGTAGGAAATCAAGTTTACAAAATAGCTGTATCTCACTTCTTTAGAGGTTATTCTGTAGAAAATCCTTGTCATGGTGGAATGAGATATATGAGAAGAATAGCTCAAGATAGAGAAATAGCAATGGCTGGAGATTCTCATAATCCTGGAGTTATTAAATATGTTGATGGTGATAGAGTAAGATGTGTAGTAAATAGTGGAACTGCTCAAACAAATAGTGGTTACGCTAAAAGATTTTTTTCTCTTCATACTTCATCAGCATTTCCAGTTATTAAATTGGACCCTAAAGTTCACGAGTTTACACCTTATTGGAATTTAAAAGAAGCAATAAAATGAAAATTATAGAATTTGAAGTATTAGTAAAATTAGTAAACGATAGTCAAATTGATTATAGTAGTTTAGGTATTGCTCCACCAATAGATGATGAGAACGAATTGTTTTCTGAAAAAAGATATTATAATTCTAAATGGTTAGAAGTTGAAATAGAGTGTATTGCACAGAATGGAGAATATGCTATATTGAATTTGTACGATGGTCGTTGTATATTTGTACAAGAACCTATTAAACAAGTTCTAAGTAAACTTCATGATACCTAAAGAATTCCAAATATTAAATCATACTATTACTGTTGTTATTGATAATGAGTATTGCTACAAAAATGATTGTTTTGGACAATATCTTTATCAAGACAATAAAATAGTTTTAGCTGATAAGTATAAAAAAAGAAAAAATTGGGTTAGTTATAAAAAAGAAACAATACAACATGTGTTTTATCATGAATTAGTACATTGTATTCTTTATTATATGAATAGTGAATTATGGTTAGATGAAAAGTTTGTAGACCAATTTTCTGGTTTACTTGCTCAAACAATGAAAAAAGATGAAAGTATTGAAATTGACGGAAGAGTTAAATCTAGAAATTCAGAGTGAACTGTTTGAAATAGAAGAGTTTAAAGCATTAATTAAAACAGTTAAAATTGGAAGAGGTGATACTGATGGTAGAAAAAAACTTATAGCTAAAAAAGAAATAGCTTATGTTTATCATATGGCTGACCCTAATTCTAGGTATTATAACTATGCAGAATCTGAAAGAAAAACTAAATTAAAAAGTGATATTTTTAATGAAGTAGATGAAAATTGGGAACCTGATGAAGCAGTTGAATTAGCTATATTAAAGTATAGAGAGTTAATTAAAACTCCTTCACTTAGAACTGTAGATAGTATGTTAAATTCTTTACACGAATCTGAAGAAATCATAATTGAAATAACTAAACAGTTAAAGCAAGATTTAAAAGATGGTAAACACAAAAGTGGTATAAATAATAAGAGAGGTCAAATCGTATCAGGAACAGAGTTAATGTTGAACGATTTGACTGCTCTCTTGAAAGTCAGTAAAGAAATACCTAATCATATAGAAGTATTAGAAAAGTTACAAAAGAAATTACAAGAAGAAAATAAAACTCAAGCAGCTAAAGTTAGAGGAAACTTGCAAATTAGTGAAAGGGAAAGGTAATGTTTGATGTAAATTTTAGTCATATTAATACTCAAGAGTTTTCTCCTGAAGCTACTAGATTTAGATTAAATAGTTTAAGAGGAAATTCTTGCTATATAGATGAGCCTAAAAACAGTTTAGCTTGGAAAGAATATTGGGATTTACAAGAACATTATTGTATGAACGGTTATTCTGTAGGTGGAGTTAGAATTACAGGAGAACATTACTTTTATCTTAACTTTTGTCAGATTAAATTAACTGCTGCTAATAATAATGGAGAAAAAGTTAGCAAAAAGAAAGTAGAAAAACAAGTTACTTTTCCTGAATTTTGGGATAGTGATTGGTTTTACTTTACTGAATGCGAAATAGCTAGAGAAGCAGGTGAACATATGATTATTCTTAAACCTAGAAGAAGAGGATATTCATATAAAAATGCAGCTAAATGTGCATACATGTATAGTTTTACTCGTTCATCTACTTCACTTATTGTAGCAGAATTATCTACATATTCTGAAGAAACAATGGGTATGGCTGTAAATTATTTAAATTTTTTACAACAATATACTGATTTTGGAAAAAACAGATTAGTTAATAAACCTAAAGAAGAAATAGAAAGCGGTTTTGAAGAAAACGGAATTAAATTAGGTTTTAGAAGTAAAATACTTGCATTTACAACAAAAACTAATGCAGGTATTCTTAGAGGAAAAGATGCTAATATTGTTCTTTTTGAAGAAGCAGGAACTTTTGGAAATTTGTTAGCTACATATAATGCAACTAAAGCTCTTGTTCAAGAGGGTACTAACGTATCAGGACAAATGTTTGTTTTTGGAACTGGTGGTGATTTTGCTGGAGGTCAAGTAGATTTTGAAAAAATGTTTTATGACCCTGAAACTTATGGGTTTAGAGCTTATCAAAATATATACGATGAAGGAAAAAGTAACACAACAATAGGTTATTTTCTTCCAGATTATTATTCTAAAGGTGGTTTTATAAGTAATGGTATATCTGAAATAGAATCAGCTAAAGCATCTATTGAGCAAGAAGTTGAAAGACTTAAAAGAAGTTCAAAAGATAGAAATGCTCTTGATGCTTATCTTGCAGAATTTCCTAGAACTCCTCAAGAAGCTTTTATTAAAATGGGAACTAATATTTTTCCTAAAGCTGAACTAAATCAACAAATTAACGAAATACGTAGTCGTAGAGAATTACAATATTTAGGTACTACAGGTATATTTTATACTGATACAGATGGTAAAGTTAAATTTGAATTAAAAGATGATTTAAAACCTATACTTAATTTTCCTTATAAACCTGATGTAGATGGAGAAGGTTGTGTTATTATGTACCAACCTCCTTTTAAAATGAATGGTGGTGTTCCTGAAGATTTGTATTATATAGCTGTTGACCCTTACGCTATTGATAAAGGAAAAGATAAAAAGATAACTAAAAGAGACTCTTTAGGTTCAGCTTATGTTTTTAAAAGAATAAATAATTTTTCTAAACCTTTTGATTTAATTGTATGTGAATATGTAGCTAGACCAGAAAGACATGATGATTTTAACAAAACTTTGTTTGATATGGCTGAATATTACAATTGTAAAATTGTATATGAAAACGATAGAGATGGTGATATAGAATCTTATGCTAGAATTAATAAAAAACTACACAGATTAGAAGTTGAACTTACAGTTTATGATAGTAGTGACGCTCCACGTAAGCAATTAGGAAGACGTTATGGCGTGAGTATGAGTAACTTAGAGGTCAAAAAGACAGCAGTAAGTTATTTAAAAGATTGGTTATTATCACCTAGAGATAAAGATTTAAATGGAGTTCAAGAGTTAAATCTTCATAAGATTTATAGTATTCCTTTACTTGAAGAAATTATTAAATTTGATTATCAAGGTAACTTTGATAGAGTTTCTGCAATGCTAGTGGCAATGCTTTATAAAAAAGAACTGTTACTTAAACCTCCAGTAAGTGAAAGAAAAACCTCAATTTATGAAGATGAGTTTTTTAGAAGGTTTGATAGAGAATTTGGTAAAAATGAATTGAATCTCTAACTTTGTAAATTAAATATAAATAATGAAAAATACTAATCAAGTAGGAATGTTATTTGATATACCAAATCAAAATATATCTTATGCTGAAAAAATAAAAGATGATTTTGCTTGGAGTAAAATAACAATTAATGCTATAATAGGCAGGTCTACTTTTACAACTAATAGTCAGAAAATTTGGATAAAAAAATTATATGATTATTATAATGGTAATATTCATACAGATGATTATAAATTAATTACAGAACCTTTTGGTAAACCTATGGAAGGTAGTTGGGGTGATGTAGAAAGTTATCCTATCATTAAAACTAAAGTTGATTTACTACGTTCTGAATATAATAAGCGTCCTAAAAAAGATATGGTTTATGTAGTTAATGACGATGTTGTTACTAACATGACTGAATCTTTAAACGAAGAAATTAATAAAAGTTTAGAATCTTTATTTGTAAATAAGCTTAATGAATTAGGTGTTCCTACAGGAGTTGAGTCACAAGAAGTAGAATTACCAGAAAGAGTTAAAGAAAATTTTGAATCTACTTATTTAGATAAAAGAGCTATTATTGGTCAAAATGCAATTAACTATATTAAAGTTCAACAACATTTAGATGAAAAATTAGATTTAAATTTCTTTCATTGGTTAGTAAGTGGAGAAATTTATTCTCATAAAGATGTAGTTCATAATGAAGTTGTTTATGAAACAGTTAACCCACTTGATATAGATTTTGATAAAGACCCTGATATACAATTTGTTGAAGATGGAGATTGGGTAGTAAGACGTAAATATATGCATCCTTCTTCTATCATAGATACATTTTATGATATACTTGATGAAGAACAAATTAAAATGATTGATACTTTAGCTGTATCAGGACCAGCACTTACTTCAAACTCTTCTATATTTTATGATAGAAGTTTGAATAATAAAATGTGGTCTAGATTAATTGAAGTAATGCATGTATGTTGGAAATCACGTAAACAAATTGGTATTGTAGAGTTTATGGATGAAATGGGTCAATTTCAATCTTTAGAAGTTGATGAATTATATAAACCAACTCCTAACCAAAAAGTTACATGGCATTGGGTAAGTGAAGTATGGGAAGGTTATAGAATAGGTTTAACAATGTTTGTTAAAATGAGACCTTTACCTAATCAAAGAGGTAATTTAGATAATTTATCTAAATGTAAATTACCTTATAATGGTAGAATTATGTCTAATGTAAATTCTACAAATATATCTTTAGTTTCTTTAGGAATACCTTATCAAACTTTATATAATGCTACTTTTCATCGTCTTAAATTAGCTATGGCTAAAATGAAAGATGATATGGCTTTAATTGATATTAATTGGAAACCTTTAGGTTGGTCAATGGATAAATGGTTAGAATATGCTGATAGAGTAAGTATGTTGTTTGTTGATTACAGTAAAGATTCAGTTAAAATGAATAATACTCACCAAACAAGACTTCAATTAGCTTCTCAAACTATTAAAATGTACACAGATTTATTAGCGTTTATTAAAAATGAGTGGGAAGAAGTTTGTGGTATAACAAGACAAAGAGAAGGTCAAGTTCAATCTTCTGAAACTGTAGGTGGTGTAGAAAGAGCAGTATTACAAAGTTCTTTAATTACTGAAACTTACTTTACTCTTTTTGAACAATTTAAGAAAAGAGATTTAGAAGGTTTAATTGATTATTCTAAAATAGCTTGGCTTAATGGTAAAAAAGGAAGTTATGTAATGCCTGATTCTACTAATATAGTTTATATGGATATTAATGGTTTTGAGCATTGTGAAACTGAATATGGTATTGCTATATCTGATTCATCTAAAGAACAAGAAAGAGCTAATACAATTAAACAACTTGCTCAACCAATGATGCAAAATGGTATTGCTGCTTCTACTATTGCTGAAGTATTAGATTCAGAAACTATATCTCAAGCTAAAGTTAAACTTAAAGTTGCTGAACGTAAGTTACAGGAATACAATCAATTAGTATCTCAACAAGAACAAGAAAATAGTATGATTATGGCTGATAAACAAAAAGAAGTTGTTGAATTACAACATCAATATAATTTAGAAGCTATTGACAGAAAAGGAGAATGGGATTTACGTAAAACTGAACTTACCGCATTAGGTATGGATGAAGGTGACGATAATCTTGCTATTCAAGAATCTATGATTGAAGCTGGTTTAAAAGAAAGAGAATTAGCTTTAAAAAATAAACAAATTGATAGTAATATTGTAAATGATTTATCTAGACAACAGCATGAGAAACAAATGAAAGAAAAAGAAATGCAATTAAAGAGAGAAGAAATGAAAAGTAAAGAAAGAATTGCAAAGAGTAAACCTAGAAGCAAGTAGTGTTATATATATAAGAGAAACTAAAAATTAATTAAACAACAAAATAACAAATTAACTTTGTATTAGAAAATGACAGACACAATCGAAAAAGAAGGGTTGGACGAATTAGATTTTGATATATCTAAAGTAGACGTAAACCCGACAGGAGTTGTTCCAAAAACGGAACTAGACCCTGAACCAGCTCCAGAAGCTCAACCAGAACCTAAAAGAGGTAGACCTAAAAAAGTTGAGAAAATTGTAGAGCCAGAACCTGAGCCAGA